ATATAATTCTTCTGTTTGAAGTTATCAAACGTTCCGATACTATCACCAACTATATAAGTATTTACATAGGTATTATTTAATACAAATCCTTCGTTAGCTGAAGTAATAGATAGATTACCATTTACATTTGTATCTGCATTAATAGTAAATTGTCCATTATCAAGTCTTAAATTAGTATCATTTACTGCTAATTCAATACTATCTGCTTTTTGGTCTATACTAGATATTTGTCCGTTTAGATTTGCTACTTGTGTAGTAATTCTATTATTAGTTTGTGTAATCCTAGAATAGTTAGTTTCGAATCCGTCTGTTTCTTCTGGAATATAAAGATATTCTGGACTACCCCAAAAGTTAATACAATAATAACCAGCAGTAGTAATTGAAATTGTTGCTAAATATTCATATAAAGTTTGTCCACCTTTTGCACTAATAGTATCTGTACCCCTTTGTAATGTTACACTTATTGATGAATAATCATCACCAATAGAAGATGGATAAGTAGTACCGTATGTACATAACTGGAAATAACTTTCTAAAGAAGATGCTGTACTAATAGTACAAAATAATCTTAGATTATAAGTACCAGCTTCTATAAATATTGGTGTACTATAAATATCATTTCCACCATTATACCTAATTGGGTCTGTTAAGTAATCAGTAACTACATCTCCATTATAAGTATAAAAAGGTTTTTGTATTGGAAATGATTTTCTATCACCAGCAATTCTATTACTTACTTCAGTAGTTATAGCTTGATTAGTTTGCTGTATTTGGCTAGTATTAATACTTATTTGTTCCTCTAAATCAGCACCAGCTACACTAGTAAAGTTACCTTTAAATAAATTGAAGGATTTACTTATAACATTTAATCTGTGATTACTCAAATTATAATCATTAATTCCGCTATACTGTACTATAGAAGGTGCTTTAATTTCTGGGTCTAAGAATTGACTGTTATAAGCACTAATTACTATTGCAGCTTGTCTATCTTTATTTGTCTTATTTCCAAGTTGGGCAATTTCATCACCAGCTTCTGGTACTCCATTACTTAAAGTATCGTAATCGGTTGTAGATAAATCTATATAGTTATAAGTTTCATCGTTAATAGTTTCAGTACCTACATTAATAACTTTACTCCAATAATATTTATTCTTCTGACTAGATTTTAATAAAGTTGGATTAGTTATATAAGTCTTTATTTGCTCTGCTGGGTCATTTACTAGATTTACACAAACAAACTCCAAATTACTTTGGTCTGGTAATGTAGATTTTGTAGTAAACGTGATATAGTACGTTCTATATTCATCTGTTAGATTTACATCAAAAGCATCATAATCACCATCTTGTTGCTGTACATAATTATCTATATTAGTTTTAAATGGTTTTGTCTTATCTATTACTGCTTTATGAATAAGTACAGAAACATCACATTCAGAAGCTTTATCTTGCTTCATATCCCATTTTAAAGTATACTGTGTTTCTGGCTCAAACTCTATTGATTGTGCCAAGAAACAAGTATTAGCTGTTGGTAATATAATAGCTTCACCATCATTAATAGTAACACCACTATTATTAAAAGTTTGAAATGTATTACTTGCACTCCAATACTGATTTATGTTTGTAAATAAGTTATTGGTTAATCCATTTATTTGTTTGTCCAGATTGAAAGATTGGCAAACTACCAAATCATTTACTGCAAATTGGTTGTAAATAGTTCTATCTCCATCGGTATTTTTCCAGATACAATGAAAACCGTTTTGAGTTTGGGTAACTCTATCTAACTTGGCATTTGCAGCAGTAATAATAATTTGCCCTTGTGTACTCTTTATTTGGTCTATAATCAGTTCAAAAAAATGTGCTGCTTTAGTTACAGTAAGATTTTCAATAATCGCATCAGCCGAATTTAAATTATTAATATCAGCATTAGTAAAATCTAAATCAGTTCCACTAAGATTTCCAACAGTTGCAGCATTGGCTAATAGATTATTTACATTAACAGTACCATTAAAATAAAGATTACCAGTATCTGTATTATATTTCCAAGTATTAGAATTAATAGTTACTTTTTGTCCAGTTCTAAGTAATTCTAAAGTATTATCTGTATTGGCAATTTCTTGGATTAGTTCAATTATTGCAGCATAAATTACCTTATTCTGTACCCCATTTTGTGAACTATTACTTAATTGGGTATCAAATCTAATAGTAGAGCTGTTAGCGGTTGTAGTACCGCCAACAGACTTACTATTACTATTTTCTTTAGGTACTGCGTAAACTCTTGTGTTAATCATATTTCTTTTAAAGTTAAATGTACCGAATTATTCATTAAGTTATAATTAATACCAATTGGAAAGAACGTTTTATTAAAGTAATTAACTGTGTATCTATTCCAATTACTTACCTTATTACCATTATGTATATCAGTTTCAAGAATCAGTTTTGGCTGGCTGTACTCTCTAAAATAAGCATCACAATAATGTTGCTCTGCTTTCGCTGTATCATTAGTAATTGTATTTGTTAAGTCCATTAACTGATTTTTATTTATACTAGAAACAACACTACTTAGATTAACAGTATTAGTAATACCTAAATCATAAGCTTCATCAGTTCCCAATGCTGTATTAATTTTAAACGTTATATCATCTTTCTTTTTAATATTACTAAATACTTCATCACTTACATAAATCAAATCATTATCTGTATTTACTTCGTTTCCTCCATTATCAGTATAGATTTTACATTCAAAATCCTTAATGATTATATTTTGAGTATGTGCTAATACAAACTTACTACTTTCTGTCCAACTAGTATGCCTCCAGAAACTTGGGTGACGTCTGGTAATATCATTCCAAAGTAAGTTTACTGGTCCTAAAATCCTAAACGTTACAGTTCCAGATATATTATCACTTTTCTTAATTGGAATTGCTGTACCTTCAGCATCTATACCCATTGTGTAGTCAATTGTATTTTGCAAATCAAATTCATCACCTATAATAAAATCACCGATTTTAGGATTTACACCTAATGAGAAAGTTGTTTTAGTTACACCATCTATTACTGGTTCATTTCCAAGTTCGTACCATTGGAAGGTAGAATTTCCTTCTTCATCAATATTAGTTTCAACAAGTCTTTTATTACCTATAATCAATTCACATTCAAGTATAGGTAATTTCTTAAACCTATCTTCACTAGTTCCAACAGCCGAATAATTATATTCATATCCGTGAGCAGATTTGTCTTTAATAAAAGGTTGAAAGTTCATTGAACCATCTTTTAAATAATCCGTATCTGGATTTACTACGTCTTTAGGATAAACAGCAGTATAGAATTTTCTAGTATAATATCTACCTTCACCGTTATTATCAGAAGTAACCAAATTATTTTGAACAATATGTGGTGTATACTTTGGCACACTAGCATCTGCACCTTCATCTTTTCTTGCTCTACCATTTAGAATATCATAGAAACTATTACGTCTTTGTGCTACTGTAGTAGAACTTTCATATACAATTGGCTGTAACAGCAATCGACCACTAAATACTAAATAGTTTGTACTCTTATCATCCGTTGGACTAAATATCAAACCACCAACACTATTAGTATATTCTATCATTCCTTTATGTGCAAGTATATCAGCATCTGTAGGACTTTGTGAACCTTCAGTATCTACTTCATTACCATTAACAGAAATCACTAAATAATCATCCATATCTATTTTATTAATTGGTGAATCATCTTGTACTCTGGATTTCTTTTCAACACTACCAAATCTAAGTATAGCTGGTGTTAGTGGGTGTTCTGCTAAATACTTTGTTACTAGATGCTGATTTTTATAAACACCGTTATTATCTTTTTGATAAATAGTATTTAGTTCTGTTTGTCCGTTATCCAGATATAGTTTCCAGTTTGGATTATCCATTACTTGCATAAACCATTCAAAAATGTGTAAACCATCATAATTAGATGCTCTACCATCAACTACATCATTAAAAGCATTATTAGCATCATCACCAGAACCATCAGAAGCTATTTCTGTCATATAAGGCTGCTTATTGGTGTAGAAGCTAGTTAAGCTTTCACTATCTAACGGACTAGTAATAATATCTTCTATACTTGTAATTTCATCTTTAACTTGAATCTGGTTATACACTTCAGCCATTGAAATATTAGTACCATCTGTACAGTAATCAGTAGCTTCAATATTAACTGTACTAACAGTTGTATTAGTTGTAGTATTATCAGAAATGTTTAACCAGTTTATTGTGTTTTTCTGCTTCAAAGTATCCCAATCAAATATATAAAAGTCAAATCCGATTTGGACTATATGAAGATTCAGAAATTGTAATATCTCAAATAGTATTTCTTCATTCGTTAATAAATCATCTTCACTCTCACCTAGAAATACAATTTCACTAATTGCTGCTTCATTAAATACGTTTGGAACAGTGTAATATTTAGATTTATCAAAATATACTTTAGATTGTACTGTATTAGTCAAATCTAATCCAGTATTAGTTAATCCGAATTTATTAATGAAGTAAAAGAAGCTTCTTAAATCAGCATTATTTTTAACGTATTCGTAATTAGTTCCATCGGTTAAATAATCGTATTGTAGAATACTTAAATAGTCTATACAGTTAATTTGTATGCTGTCAAAGTGTTCTGCGTATGGTTGTGTATAAATGTTTGGTTCTACATAACCAGCAAATATACAATTATCATTTTCATCAAATACGTTTATCGTTACATCTCTTTCATTTACTCCGAAAAAGTAATTACCTAAATACTCTGTACTAATTAGATTTAATGTAAGACTTCTTTTTATAATTGGTGTAAATGTATCTTCAATAGATGTTTCTATTTCAATTGGGTTATCAGCGAAGAATAAACCATCTTCGCCAATAACCTTTTCAGTATTATCACCATTCTTTTTAATAAAGACAGTATATAATATACCATCATTATTTTTAAATTGTCCACTTATCATTTTACTCCAATATTTTTACCTAATTTAGATTGTACTTTACCGTAATTCTTCATTGAGCCGTACAAATCTGCACCCCTAAGAACAAACTGAACATTACCACCACCAACAGCACCATCTAATCTATTGTTATTGATAATATCAAATAAATGCGCTTGTTGCGTACCGTTTAATATCATTTCGCCCTTATTAACTCTTGCTAAATTGTAGTCACCAATAGTAGTAGAACCACCAATAATACCACCGTTAGCAAATCCAGATGTTGCAGATTTAATATTAGCTATCATAGTAAGCATAGTAGCCAAACCAGTAATAGCAAATCCTAACCAAACCCAAGGGTTTCCAGTTTCTGAAGCTGCTACTGTAGCTTGTGCATAACCTAATGAAACATTACTAACAGCTTGTGCAATAATACCAGCTACATCAAATTCTTTTGAATTAAAAGCAGAACCTAGTTCAGACATTGTATTACTTAAATTACCAGCATATTCACCAATATCTTGGAATATTTTTATTTTACTTGCTAATTGGTCTGTATCTAATTTTACTGGAATATTAATTGGTTTAGTATTTTCAAGTCCTTTTTTTGCCTTTTCAAATTCTTCGCTTATATTATTAATAGGTGTTGTAGAAATTTGTACTTTTGAAGGGTCTGCTATTTCACCTTTTAGTATTTTAGTCTTAAAAGTTAAATGGTCTATTTCTTCTTGATACTTTTTCCAGTCCTCTGGATTTGTTGCTATATCTTGTTTCTTTTTAAAATCAGATATTTGTTTATTTAAATCCTTTAAAGAACCTTTTGGAATTATCTCATCTACTTTTGGTGTATTTACTCTATGAGTTCTACCACCACTTCTACCACCGCCTTTAGGGGTTGCAGTAGGTGTAATAGTTGGCGTAATATTAGTAGTTGAATTCATTACAGTATTAACATATCTATTAAATGCAGCTTGTTCATTCTGTAATGCTTTAACTTTTTCTTGTGATGCTCTTAATTGTTGTGCTGAGTATTGGCTGTTTGATTGATAATAACCTACACTACTTACATAGCGTCTTTTTTCCTCTCGTTCTATTTGTGCTTCTAATTTCTTCTGCTTTGCTAGTTCTTTATTGATTTCTTTATTATAATGGTCATTAACTTTCCATTGATAAATCTTTTGGTGTCCTCTACCATCTTTAATAGTTTTAAATGCTTCAATATTCTTATTAGAACCATAAGAACTATTTTGCATACCTTCTTGTAAGTTCTTAATTCGTTGTGCTTCGCTAAATAGTGCTGCAACTTTTTGTAACGCTTTCATTGCCCATATTTCAACACTAGTTAAGAAACTTTCCCAATCAGATTTTAAAGGTGCTAAAGCTTCGCCTACTCTCATTTGCTCATTCTGCAATTCAACTAACTTTCTTTGTGCTTTCTCTGCTGTTGTTTCAAAGTGTTCTCCAGCACTCTTTAATTGGTTATCAATAACTTCTGCAACTGCTTCTGTCATTGATTTACCTTCTGCCATCTTTGATTTTAATTCAGCAGCAGATAAACCTAAGTTATCTAATATTTGTACGGACTGTCTACCTAAACCAGTAACAATAGAATTTACTAAGTAATCCACACTTTCACCAGTTTGCTGTGATTTCAATTGTGCAAACTCTAAATACTTTCCTAAATCCTTCATTGGAATATTGAAATCATTAGCTTTAACTGTTGCTTTCATTAATTCCAAATCGTTTACTAGTCCGTTGGTATGTTTTCTTAAATCATCTAGATACATTGTAGTACCGCCAATTTGCTCAAATCTATGCTTTATTCCTTCCGCTTGTAAAGCCAATTGTATACCTTCATTAGTTAGGTCTTTAATCTTATTTGCAGCATCTACCGCCATAAATCCTAAAGTAGCAATACCAGCACCTTTAGCAAAACTTCCAATTGATAAACCTAACTTATCAGCAGCACCAGAAGCTTCACCAAAACCACTTTTAATTCCTTTAAGATTGTCCATAAATCCATTAAGATTACCAGTCTTTAAACTACCCATCATATTGTTTACAGAACTAGCTGCATTATTACAACCTTTATTAAAAGTATCAAGTTGTTTATTAGCTTCTTGTACTTTCTTTTCGTACTTATAGACTTCGGAAGCAGATTTTTCTAATGCTTTATCGTGTTGGGACATATTAGCAGTCCCTCTAAAACTATAATTACTTGGCATTTTCTTTTAATTTGTTTTGTTTAATGATTTCTTCTGACTTCTTTTTAAGTCTTTCAATATCTTGTGTTGAGATTTCAGTAGATGCTTTATCATTATGTTCATTATCCCAACTGAATTTAACTAAGTCAGTCGGTTTTATTTTCTTCTTACTATTAACTTGTGCTACTACATAACTTTCAAACCTACTTCTTTCCCAATCGTTCTTTTCACTATATTGTATATTATCTAATAATAGGTATACTTCGTAATCCTTCATTTCATCCATAAAATATTCCATAGAAACTAGTTTGTACTGGATAACTAGTATCTTTAATAGATTATGGAAGATTAGGCTTTTTTTGGGTTTTCATTGTCCTTTTCTACTTCACCATTTAAGTAATTAGATATTCTAAATGATTTGTTTAACCATTCCGAAAAGTCGGTAATCAGTTTTGGATTTTCATCTACCATATCTAACAAATCATCAAATTCTAATTGACAATCTTTATCACTAGCCATTATTACGCTATAAAAGTAAAGTAGTATTTCCGTTATACCTTGTGGATTAAAAGTCTTACCAGCTACTTTTTCATAGATAATCATACTTCTAAAAGTATTCTTTAATTCTATCTCTTTTCCTTTAATATTGATTTTCATAATGATTATAGTTTAAGTAATGTTATTTAAAAAAAGGTAGTAGCATTTTTTACTACTACCTTTATTAGTTTAATTATTCGTTTCCACTAGTTTTTTCAATCTTACCAGTACCAGTTAAAGTAACGCTGAAAGTAGCGTTTTCTCCACTATTGGCATTGGCTGTAAGTGAAGTAATAAACACTTTACCAGTATAGGTAGAATTTGCTTTCTTACTCCAATACTCATAATCTCCATCTACAACTGTACCAGTACCAGTTTCTGCTTTCATACCGAAGTATACAGTAATAGCTTGTTTAGCTATCATCTTAGTAAATAAATCATCATAAGCTGTAGTAGTATAAAGATTCTCAGAAGTGATTTCCCAAGTAATCTTATTTATTTCACTACCTCCCCAAAATCCGTGGTCTTTAGATGAAATATCTGCTGCATCTGCTGTAATGGTAAGTGTGTGCTGTGTTGCGTAACCAATACTGTGACCGTCTGCATCAAAAAGCATAAGGTCATCACCTTTTATAATATTTTCTGCCATTTTTTATATAGATTAGTTTATATTATTTACAGTACAACTAAAAGTAAGTCTTTGTACATAAGCGTTATCTTCATAAGATTCATCTATTGCAATAAGTCTACTATTAGTTATTCTCATTAAATTATTAGGTATCTGTTTCTTTTCAAATATCTTTCTTATTTCGTTTGCTAAATCCGCTGATTCATTGTATTTAGTAGAAACTACAGTAATAGAAAAACTTACATCATCTTCTACACTTCCATCTTTATTAAAGATAGTATTAACTATAGAATTTCTGTA